TGACGTACCGGGCCGCGTCGCCGAAGAAGGCGTAGGCGTCCTGCACTGCCACGTCGAAGCCGTCCGTCGCGAGGCTCATTTACTGCGCCTCGCCCTCGCCCGCCGGCTGCTCGGTGCCGGCCAGCTCTGCGCGGGCCTTGGCCATGGCGCGGGCGGCCTTGACCATGTCGGCGGACGCGGTGAATTGGCCGGTCTTGGTGGGGTCGTCCTTGCGGTCGGTGTAGAGGGCGCGGCCGGCTTCGACGAGCTTAGCGGCGATGGCCTTGGGGACGTCGGGCAAGTCGGCGACGTCGGCGTGCTGGCCGCCGCGGTCGTCCTGGAAGTCCACCAGGGTGGGCTCGATGATGAGGATCTTGGGCATTGCAGGGGCTCCGGGTGGCGGCGCCCGTCCGGCGGGGGCCGGGCGGGCGCTGTGCTCAGGGGGTCAGGTGGTGAGGGCGTCCTTCATGGCGGCGAAGCTGGCCACGCGGCGCAGGGCGACGTCGAGATCCTGCAGAGCCACCACGCGCTTGGTGCCGGCGGTGGCGCCGGTGTAGGGGTCGAGCATGATGTCGAGACCGCCCCACATGCCGAGGATCATGTCGGACCAGTTGCCGTAGGCGATGGCCGAGCAGACGCCGTTCGAGGTGCCCTTGGTGAGGTTGCTGGGAACGGAGTTGGTGACGAAGGCGTCGTAGCCAAGCACCTCGCCGACACCGCGCTCGCGGCCCGAGGTCCACACCGGCTTGCCGTTGGTGCTGGCGAATTCCTGCGTCTTGCGCAGCTTGCCGCGCACCTTGGCGTTGGTGAGGTACGCCAGGTTGCCGACGTCGGCGTTGGCCACGCTGACGGCGGTTTCCAGGTCGACCATGTGGTCATAGGTGGGCGCGAGGCCGTTGGCGCCACCGGCCACAGAGCCGATACCCACGGTGTTGAGCAGGCCAGTGGGCTCGCTTCCGCCGGCGCCGTTAATGGCGGCGGACTGGATCATCTGGCCCAGGGTGGCGGCGAGGTCGGCGCGGACGAACATTTCGACGTCCAAGGACGACTGCAGCAGCAGGCGGCGGGAGAAGTCGGTGTAGGCGCCGACCGTTTTCGGGCTGAGCGTGACCTGGCCGATGGTCTGCTGCGACTCACTGGTGATGGCGGTGTTCTCGCCGACCCAGTAGCCGGTGGCGCCGCCAGTCTGCGCCGGGATGGCGATGTTGCCGTTGAGGTCGCGCAGCATGGTGACGCCCAGGCGGTCGAGCACCATGGCGTTGCGCAGCAGCTCGATGAAGCTGCCGGCGAGCAGCTCGGTGGCGACGAGGTTGCCGCCGGCCGTCGGGGTGCCGACGACGAGGTCGCGCATCATGTCGCCGTAAGCGCCTGCGTTGCGCTGCACACGCGAGAGCAGCATGCGGGCGGCGCTGCGGGCCATGTCCTGCGGCACGACGAGGCCGCGCGACAGCACGTCGACCGGAATGGTCATCGCGGCTTCGCGGATCTTGTCGCGCGAGTCGCCGCGCTTGTCCTGCGCGGCGCGGCTGGCTTCCATCTCGAACGGAGCGATGCGGTGGGCGTTGGCCGGATCGGCGGCGGCGAGCATGGCGCGGCAGAAAGAGAACTGCCTGACCTCGGCTTCGCTCATGCCGATTTCGGGCGATTCGGCGACGCGGATCTTGCCAGTGTCGCGCATGCGGGACAGCACCTGCTGCCGGAATGCGTCTAGCGAGGTGCCGGCGTCGATGGCGGCATCGGCCAGGTCGGAGACATCGAACTGACGGCCGATGGCGAGGATCTCGCGAGCGCGGGCACGCTCGGCGGCCAGGTGGTCGGTGCCGCTGACGCTGACATCCGCCGAGCGGGTGGCTTGTTGCGGGGCGGCGGTGGGGTTTGCGACCGCCTGGACGTTGTCTTCGGGCATAGCTCTAGCTCCAGTGTTGTTGCCCAGGGCGGGCAGATCGACCACGCGATACTGCGGGGTGCGAGTTTGGGTGTCGTCGGCAGCGCGGCCGAGTCCGACGGTGGCGTCGGCAGGAATGTCGACGAGGGAGATTTCGTAGGGGGTCCAGCTGGTGACGCGGTATTCGTCGGCCACTTCTCCGCCCGCGCGGGTGAGCACGCGCTCATTGATGCGGTAGCCGATCGACACATTGCGCACGAGGCCATCGGCGATGTCCTGGCGCAGGTCGGCCAGAGCATCGCGGCGGGAGATCGCTACATCCCCCATGAGCCGCCCGCCTTCGACCCATGCGCGCTCGACTACGCCGATGCTTGCCAACGGCGTATTGCCGATCTGGCTGTATCGGTCGTGATTGGCAAGGACCACGCCGGAGCCGCCGTCCAGCCGAGTAAGATCGACCTCTCCGGCCTTGTGGCCGAGGATCTCGATCCAGTCGTCGTCCCACCAGGACTGACGCAGATAGGGCTGTTCAGAGGCGACAGACAGGCGCAGGCGAAGCAGGCCGTCCTCACTGCCGCCTGCCTCTGCAGCACGGATAGTGAGTTCGGCCGGCAGGCTGCGGTGCAGCGTGCCTTCGAGGCGCTGGCGCTTACCGAGCGTATCGAGGGCTTGACCCAAGCCGGGGAAGCCGGAGATTTCCGGCCTCCCCGTCGCTGCTTCATCGCGGGTGGTATTCGTGGTGTCCATGGCGTCAGTTTCCGTGGGCGGGATGGGCAAAACTAGGCAAGAAATTTCCGCAGGCACGCGGGCGAGGAGCGGCGCGCATCAAGCGCCCTGCCCTTCTGCGGCGGCTTCGTCGGCGTCGTCCGGGTCTTCGGCATCGTCGTCATCCTGCTCAGTTTGGGCAGCAGCCGACGCGGCGCCCGAGGCTGGCGGCACAGGGCCGAAGCGGGCCTCTTCATCCTCGATCTCGGCGAACACTTCGTCCGGGTCTTCGCCGCGCTCCAGCAGGATGCGGCGGCGGCTGGTGAGCTTGTTGCGGAGGTTGGTCTCGTCGGCGTTGGCGGTCTTGATGGGATCGACGCCGGACCAGCGGCGCGGCACGAAGACGCAGGCCTCGGCGTACTTGGCCAGGCTAAGCGTGTTGAGGCCGGGCGTGGCCAGGACGATCCAGGGCAGCGCGGCCTCGAGCACGGGCTGATGCAGCCAACGAATGAGGCGGCGCTGGATGCTGCGGTAGTGGTCGCGCTCGGCGAGGATGCCGACCTGCGCGCTGGAGTAGTTGACCGCCTCGAGGTCGTTGCCCAGGGACACATACGAGATGCCGCGCGCGGCGGACCAGCCGCGCACCTGCTGCTTGACGTAGCCGTCGGCGCTCACCTCGGGCCACTTGCTTTCGAACGGCTGGAACTGGTAGCCGATGGGCAGGGTGTCGAACTGCCCGGCCATGGTGGTGGTGAATTTCTCCGCCTCGGACATGAGGCGGTTGATCTCTTCGGCGGAGAGCTCCTTGCCCTCTGCCTTGGCGCGCTCGAGCGCGGTGGAGACGAAGCGATCGACGAAGCCGCGCGGGGCCTCGCCGTCGGGGGTAAAGAAGAAGCCTTGCCGTTTGGCGGCGTTGGAGCTGGCGACGGCTGCCGAGCGCTCGAAGTCGTTGAGCAGCCACAGACGTTGCGCGCCGCTGGCGATCCACGGATAGCCGCGCACCTGGCCGACTTCCTTGCGCTCGAAGGCGTGGATGATCTCGGCAGCCGGCACGCGGACGTGCTTGCCGACGGTCTGCGCGTCGGCGTAGCCCTCGCCCGACTTGCCGGCCTTGATCCAGTAGGCGACCGGAGCGCCGTCGTCGTCGAGCTCGACGCCCATGCGGATGCGGTGCGTGCCGAACTCGCCGTGCTTGTGGACGTCGAGCGCGTCGGCGGGCAGCAGCTGCACCTGGAAGCCCATGGGGCCGGCGCCGGGCCGCAGGCGCAGCAGCAGCTCGCCGTCGATGGCGAGCGAGAGCAGCGCGAGGCGCTCGACCTCTTGCCACGACAGGCCGGAGACGTCGGCCGACTTGCCCCAGGTGCGCCAGGCGCGTTCGAGGCGGTCGTTGACCGGGGTGTTGGGCTGGCCGTTGCCGCGCATGAGCGTGGCCTGCAGGCGGATGCCGTGCTCGCCGAGCACGTTGTCGAGCAGCTTGATCTGGTAGTTCTCGGCCCACTCGTTGCTGCGGGCCTGGCCGCGTGCGCGGGCGCGCATGGTGGGGAGCTGGCGCGCGAGGTCGTCATTGATGCCGACGGCGGTGGCGCTCCAGGACTCGGTCCAGGCGGGGGTTTCGGCGGCCTCGAAGCTGCGCGCGGCCGTCTTGAGGCCGGCGAGGTATTCGGCCTGGAGCTGGCGACCGGCGGACGCGGCGAGGCCGTCGAGCCATTGCGCGCGGTCGGCGGCGGTTTCGCGCGGGCGGAAGATGCGGGAGAGGAGGCCCATGGGTGTCAGTCCTTGGCGCGGCGGCAGACTTCGTGCATGCGTCTGCATTCCGCGGCGACGTCGATCAGGTCGTGCGTCCAGATGAGGTAGGCGACTTCATCGGGCGCGGTCAGGTAGGGGAGCAATGGGCACGACGTCAGGCAGGCCGTGGGGCGCTGCATCGAGGGCGTTGGCTGCAGCAACGGCGCGGTTGATGGCGTGCACGCTGTCGTCAGCCAGAGCAGCGTCAGGGCGAGCAGTGCGCGCGGCATCTAGCTGCCCCGCTCGTCGGGCTGCACGAGATGCAGATGCGGCCGCAGCCACCCGCGGGGCCTCGGCAGCCCGGCGTAGGGATTCAGCCTCAGCGTCTTCGCGTGTAGCATCAAAAGTGGCGACGATGGCATCGCGCAGCTCGATCGCATGGCGGCCGCGCTCAACGTCCAGGCCGTGGCGGTAGCCCGCGACAGCGCCCAGGCCGGCAGCAGCAGCGAGAGCCACAAGGCCAGCGGCAGCGCGTTTGAGGCGGGAGATAATGGGCAGCGTGGGCAGCACATCAGGCACTCCCGAGATAGCGCAGCGCAGCGCTGTAGAGGCGGAGCCGGTCGTCGAGGCCGGTGAGGCCGCCGTTGACGACGCGGGTGACGGCGGCAAGGTCGCCTGTGTCGGCGAGCTCGTTGCAGCCGTGGCGGCGCCACCATTCGGCGGCAGACAGGGCGGCGTAGTACGGCTCTTCGAGTCGCTCGGGGTTCAGGATCAGATCGAGCCCCAGCTCTGCGCCAGATGCGGCGTAGTTCGCGCGCCCGGTGATCTGGATCAGCCCGCGCCCACGGTAGCGCCAGCCATCCCCTGATCCTGCGGAACCGTTACCTAAGCGGCCTGCGTAGGTAAGGTTTGCGATGTCTTCTTGCCTACGCGCGATCCTGACTGCTGTGTAGTTCGCCCGCCCTTCCTCGTCGGCGTAGCGCGAGGGCCATGTCTGCGCAAGGCCCGTCGCCGAATAGTTGAGGTTTTCGACGAGTCGGGTGAGCCGCGCGGACTCGTGCGCGATCGTCGCGAGCCATGCGGCGATGCGGCGATGCGATGCGTCGATCTGGTAGCGGGGCGCGGCCTGGCTGATGTGCGGCAGCCATTGCACGGCGAGCGCATGCCGGACGCCGAGCGCTTCGAGCAGGCCGATGGTGATCGGGCTGATCAGCGGGGCGCGGTCGCGCTCGGACGGCGCGTGCGTAGCCGGCTTGGTCGGGCGCAGCAGGCCGGTGAGGCGGTCAATCAGCGCGGTCAGCATGTCATCGGCTCCGGCGGTCGAGCGTGAAGACGGCGGCGGCGGCGGTCATGATGAGCGCGCTGTAGGCGTCGGGTACGGTCTGCCCGGCAAGCACGCTTGCGGCGACGGCTGCTGCGCTGCCGCCGAGCGTTGCCCAGGCGATGAACCACGGCAGTCCGGTGCAGCGGCTCATTCGGTTGATGCGCGTGATGGCCTGCACGGCGATCAGCAGCGCGGCGGCGAGCTCGAGGACGACGATCGCGGCTGTCACTTGGGCCCCCCTCCGATCAGACGCTCGATGCGGCCGAGGCCGAGCGCGAGGCCGCCCCAGCCGAGGCCGAATGCAAGGGGATAGCGCAGGAGGCTGGGGTCGATCTGCGCGGCCTGGGGAACTACGGTGGCGGCGGCCAGGGATGCGGGGTGCGCCGACCATGCGGCAAACAGGGTGCCGGCAACGACCTGGAGCACGCGCGCCCACGGGCCGCCCTGCTCGGCGGTCTTGAGTGCCCACAGGGCGCCGACGAAGCTGGGGAAGATGAGGTCGGCTGGCAGGCCGGTGGCGATGCCGGCGACCATGATGCCCGTGCCGGCCAGGGCATGGCCGGCGGTGGTGGTGAGGGCTGGCTCGGTCATCGGCTCACATCCGCGTGAAGATTCGCCCGCCGGCCACGCCGGCATAGGCGGCCCGCGCGGCGCTTTCCTTTGCGACCTCGGCCTCGTAGTAGGCGATGAGGTCGCGGAGTTCTTGCACGCTGCGGAACTTCATGGACCGGCCGGCGATGGTGTAGGACTCGACGTGCGCGCGACCGCTAGCCATGTGGGCCGCGAGCGCGGCGCGGGCGTCGTCGAGGGCGCGGCGGTTGAGGCTGCGGCCGTCGTGGGTGGCGGCGGCGGTGAGGTCCGGCGCGATGCTGACGGACTGCGCGCCCAGGGTGATGCGCTCGGTGCCCTTTTCCACCCAGTACACCAAGGTGGCCGCACCCGCCTGCCAGGCAGCGGTGTCAGCGCTGGCAAGGGCGACCGTGTATGCGGTGCCGGCTGCGGTGGTGGGCAGGTCGATCGCGGTGCCGGTTGGCCACAGCATCCGATAGGTGAGCACCCAGCCGTCTGCGGCGGGGTATTCGGGCAGGTCGATCGTCCAGCCGGCGGAGTCGCCAGCGCGGAATGTGGAGGGCGCGCTCATGCTGCAATGGTCGGCGGCATGAGGCACGGAAACTAGGCAAGAAATTTCCGCCAGCCCGGCACGAATGACAACGCCCGGCATTGCCGGGCGTTGTCTGCCGATTGTCTCGGCGGCCTGGAGCCTGCCAGGTCAGGGTGGCGGCGCCCGTGTGAGGGGCGCGCGAGGGGGATTAGATCACTCGGCCTCGATCGCGCCGATGCTCGGGATCTTTCGCATCGGGCGGCCGTCGAAGCCCCACTTGACGCCAGTCGCAACGCCCACACCGCGCAGCGCGGACCATGCGAACGGCACTTTGTTCGATTCCTCACGATCCAGAATCCCCGCTACGGGCAGTGGGCTGGCCGGCGTGTTTTCTGTCGGCGCACGGCCATAGCGGCAGTTGCGCACCATATCTGCGCTGGCAAGCGCCGACAAATTAGCGAACGGGGCGCCCGATCCCTCGTTGAACAGCACATTTGAAAACTCGCCGAGTTGCGTCGCGTTGGCGTTGATCAAAATTGCGGTGCCCTGGTACTGATCCACCTCTACGTTACGTAGACGTAGCACCGAATCTTGCTGCTGCGTGCAAAGCCCGGACACGTACGATGCTTCAGCCATCACATCGCCCGAAACAGAGCAGTGAATTGCCCATCCCCCATCTGACGTTAAGATTTTCGATCGCCTAATTTCCACGCGCCCGCCGCGCGCATAAACCACGTATGTCGCTGCAATCGCCTTGTCTCCGAGAATGCAATCTCGGAACTTCCAGACAGGCTTCCCCGCGCTTTGCGTCGTGTTATCCAGAAAAAGAGATTTGCTCGCCGACGGCTGGAAGTGCACGCCTTCGTGCTCTATGTCCCAATACTGGCTTGACGACCCCCGCCAACCGCTCGTGACGGCCCCGACCATTTGCACGACGCACGAATCTGCTCCTGGGCCGCTAATCTGGATACCGACAGACGTATCTGTCGCAGCGCCACCCGCGTTGGCGTTCGCCGAATAATCGATTGAGGCAACCCCCTCTTCTGCGCTTGTGCCAGCAGCCAACATCACGCGAGCGCCATACGTGACGGCCGAGGATTGTAGGATTTTGCGATAAGTTTTCCACGCGGTCTCGGTCGTGAATCCGTCGTTCGCGTCATTCCCGGCTGCGAAATCCACGAAATACAGCGGCCCGAGGAAGTCGGGGCGATTTTCGCGGAACGTGCCGCGCGGTTCGTAGATGTTCGTGGCGACGTAGCCCTTCCCTGCCTCGCCGACGCACGTCCACCAGATTTTCCCGTTCAGCTCGAACAGCCCACGCGGCATCCGATTACCAGACGCGCCAGTGACCGAAATCCTGCCGACCTGCCAGTATCGGTTGCCGTTGCGCGACGCCCAGATGCCGATCCACCGATGCGCAGGATCTGTAGCATCACCGCGGACATTGCTGCACCAAATATGCACCCCCTGGGATGTCAATAGCGACGACCACCCGTCATGCTGGATGCCGAGCGTGTCGTGATTGACGCGGTGATCCCCCGTGAAATCTGGGCGCACGCGCCAAATTCCGCCCTTGCGGACATCCACGGTGTCGGTAAATGACTCGATCCAGTCCTCGGTGACAATCAGATCGACAGTGCGCCACCGCTGCGAGCCAAATCGGCACGCCCAGCCCGGATGGTTGCCCGCGGCAATGCTTGACATCGACACGTTGCCAGGGCCGGGGGATTTGCCGTCCCAGCGGATGATTGCGGATTGCGCGTCGGTGTCGCCGGCGCCAATCCACCAGCAGTCGCGCCATTGGTCGTAATGACAGGTGTGGAAATGCCGGATCGCATTAACCCCCGAGCCTGCCGCGAAATCGTAGTTCCAGATGTTGACGGTCTGCCATGTCCGGCACTGATCCGTCGAGACCGCGATATACGCGAAACTGGCCGGCTCCATTGTCCCGGCATCCACTGCCGCATTGCTGTTATACGACACCATCATCGTGGCAGGCTGCCCGTTGAGCATGCCGGTACGAATGCTGTTGTTGAGCAGCCACACCATTGGGTGATGCGTCCCGAGCGGGTCGCGGCCAATGTCGTGGTTATGTACGCAGGTAACTCCGAGGTCGTCCGAGCGATAGAGCGAGTATTTATCCTGCGCATCGAACACCATCACGAGAATGCAGCCATCGCCTTCAAACACGTCGAAAATCGTCAGGCCAGCGGGGAATGTAAAAACGTTTTCGGCCTGCATCGTCGCGCCATGAACGCGGACGAGTTGATTGCCCACCGTTCCGATCCCGAAGGCGTATCCGCGGTGTGAGCGATACAGCCGATACGGCAGCGAATCGACCGGCCACAGACGCGGCGGGAGTGCGGCAAGCCCGGCATCGCTCACCGCGTACTGATTCGGCCGGCCGAGAT